GGGTTATCCACATGGTCAGGGACCTGAAAATATCTAAGCCCCATCTCCAGCATCTTAACTAAGTAAGCCAAGGCATCCATCAAGTCGAAGCGCTTAGGCTTCGGGAAGGAGAATAGCTGAGCCTCCAGAGGCCCACAACAATTAGTGTTGTGGTAGATATAACCTGCTCTGTAGAGTGGAGCCAGCGCTGCAATCCTGTCTTCCTTCTTCCCGACAGCATTTAGTTCTATCAACTCAAAAAACTCTCCCCTAGCAAACATTTCATTTTTGATAGGTTGAGTTATGAACTCGTTTAAGGAGGTCACCTCCACTCCGATAGCTAATGCGCCTAGCCTAGTAGCCATCGCAAAAGCTTCAGAGATTACCTCATCAGGATGGAGTTTAGCGCCTATCACATCCCTGATATAGTATCTTCCCGCCTCAGCATCAATCCCTATCCCAACAATTCCACTCTCAGCCGAATGCAGCTTGACACTTTTAGCAGGATCAACTATGACCACATTTTCGATCTTTCCTTGACGACACCTGTCCATGAAGTCAGGGTCTGTTTCCTTATAATAGTTCACATAGTCAGGTTTGAACACAGCATCTTCTGATGAGATTGGCTGGTTCATGTACTCCATGTAAAACGAATCAAGCATACCGTCTTCCCTGTGGGCATCCATAGCAGATTGGATTTCATCATCTGACATGTACTCAGGGACTAGACTCTTAAAATTCTCATCGCAGATTGATAGGACAATAGACTCCCACCCACTAGAATCGACTAGATTAGCTAGGAGCGCATCCTCATGTTTGATAGTGTCTATGTAAATAACCTCCCAGTCATTGACGTACTTATTGACGCTGTTAAGAGTATCAGAGTAAAACCAGTCCTTGAGGTACTTTCTATTATCCTCTGACTGGACTAGTTTCTTGTCCTCGAGGTCGTCAACAATGATTAGCTGGGGCCGCTTTCCATTCCAGTTAAGGCCACGAATCTGCTGACCAGCTCCACGAGGAAGGACTAAGGTCCTACCGAAAGCTACCCACGCAGATTTAGAGAATGCCTCGTCAATATCAGGATTCTCATTGATCTTAATATTGCCGAACATCTCCTTAACATCAGGGTTGGATAGTAGCTCTCGCTTGATATTCTCAGTCTGCATCTCAGCAAAAGTGGCGCTCTTGCTAATATAGACTATAAACTCATACTCGCGAAAGAGGATTCCTTTTTTGGCTTTTGTTCTAGCGATGGTAGTTTTACCAATACCACGAGGAGCGGCTATAGCCTTTTTCTTAGGGAGAGGATCATCTATCAGCTGAAATATCTGATTATGTGGGCCAGCCCAAGGCGTAGGAAACAACTCTGGAAACAGCGTCTTAGCGCATACCTGAGTATTGGCATAACAAAGAGAGAGCAGCTCCTCAAGCTCCGGATCGTCATGCCACTTTGGACAATTTTTGTCTAAAGCCACGTTCATTTAATCCTCACTTAGGGAATAGAGTAGCTATCAGATTGGCTATTCCTATAACTCCAAGAGCTACAAGAAGATACCAGAGATTATCGATTCTTTTGTGGAGCTTAGCAACATATCCACCAGGCCCAATCATATCATGAAGGATATTATTTATCCTATCATGCTCTGCTTTGCACCATAGTGGGTCATACTTACTATCACCGTCCCTTCTTCCGTTAGGCATGTTTGTTCTCCGCTCACCGTAGCTCATAGTGATCAATCTCTTTATATGTAGATACTGAGCCTAGCTATTACACCCACTTCATGTACTCCAGCCTCATACCTCATACCTCATTCCTTACGATAGGATCCTTACAATCCTTACAATCCTTACAATAGGATCCCTCGCTGTCCTTACTATCCTTACAGACCTTACGGACCTTACGCAGAGCCCCCTCGCTGTCGCTCGGTTGGATCCCTCAGGCATTAGAGTAACTTCTTTGTTTGTCTGTAGATTGACTGAATTTCTTCCTTGGTCAGCTTGTCGTCTTCAAGGGCCTCACCCAGCATATTGATTAGGTTCTTCATGGCCTTGTACTTGTCGCTGAACAAAGTACCGGCCATAGAAACGACTGCGGTCAGGACTAACGCTGCGATCTCTAAGATCCATCCAATTTCCATCCTTATTCTCCCTTATTCTCCCTTATTAGATTTAATTGCCTGTCCTTGTTTTCTTGCCTTATTCCTAGCTCGTTTCCTAGATGCCTCATTGCCAGATTCATAAGGATAACAAGCCCCTGAATCTCCATATTTGTAGCCAGGCTTCCCATTCTTTTTGCAGGGCTTAATAGGCAAGGCTAGTCCTCCTTAAGAAACAAGGCTGGGTCGGCAGAATCAATCTGCATATGGATGTGAGGCTTCATAAAAGGAGAGTCATATCGCTGAGTGATGTCTTGAGCTGTGCCTATGACCTCTCCTTGAGAGAGTGGCTTGCCGAAAATGTCGTCTGCGGGAGTGAAATAGAAGATCATCAAATCAAAATGGGAGTTTCTAAGGAATATACCGCTGTAGGATTTGTCTTCGTAGGGGTAGGCGTACCTGATAGCCTCAGCATTGCTGATAGGACAGACTATATTCTGGCCAGGAAAGCACAGGAAATCCAACCCACTATGCAAACGGCCTGATCTAGGAGCGTGATAGCGTCCAGCCCCGGCCCTATCATTCCTTATCTCTCGATCAGTAGGCGATATAATCATCCCAGAAACAGATTCCATGCTATTCTCCGGCTCCTTCTGCGAGTATTCCGGCTTGTGCAGCAGCTGCTCTGCCACGTTCCTTAATACGGTCGATAGTTTCCTCACCCAAATGAGCATGCATAAACTTCCCTTCGACTTTTTTAGGGGCTACATTGCCCAGGATATCCTTCAGGACGGTGTCAGCAGTGTTCTTTTTCAAGGAGAGCGCAGCAGGCGAGTCTTCTTCAAGAATGGAATCGTAGACTTTGAGGGCCTTAGGCACCATCTTCTGAATCTCATCCATCACCTCAAGGGTATCAGCATCCCTAGACCCAGTCATGAGGTTGAGCTTATCCTTGCCAAGAGTAGAATTAACAGTATTACCGACAGTCGCTGCCGTGATACCTAAATGACCAGCAATATCCTTATTCTTCCACCCAAGAAAGGCCAGCCGAAGAATCTCATGGTTTCGCTGCCAAAGCTGCTTGATGTCGAAGGTTCTTTCTGGCGTTCTTCTTCTGTCAGGACTGGGTGACATAAGTCTCCTTTACTATTTGCCTCATTTTAAGTGCACGCTACCAACCCGGAAAGTAAAAGTCAAGGAGTATTTATACGAATTTAGGCCCAGACTCTCCCTGAATAACTTTGGACAATTTTTGACCAAAGCCATGACCATGACCATCCTTACCTCGGCGGCCTTTAGTCTTACCCCTCCTCCACAAACAACTCCGGACAATTTTTTGCCCAAAGCCTCACCAAGCCCTTCCCCTCTCTATGATCTTCCAGTCAGTCTCGAGGGTCTTCCAGCTAGGTCAGGGTCTTCCAGTTAGGCCCGTACAAATACGGGTTTAGTTCTACTTGCATATTAGGTGGGGGAGTCAACCACCCGGGCGCTTGCAACTATTTCCCCCTTCGAGTTGTTGTCGCGGAAATTGGCTAGCCCCGGGCATCGGTCGTTGACGTGGGCGGGAGGGTGGCGGTGGATTATGGTTGACAAATTAAATAAATCATGTAACCATGGGGGTAACAAATCGATCTTTGACAATTAAATCGGGAATAGTTGGGCGGGTGCAACACCTAGATTAAAAAGGAGATAGGATTATGAGAAAGACAACTACGAGAAGAATCAAGTCTAGCACCGATGAGACCGTGACCGTAACGTTTACGGTTGACTTTAGCAATGCTAAAGAAGAGCAGATTCTAGAGTGGGCGCTCGCTAGTAGGGTTATTGCAGGCCAACGGCCGTGGCGGGAGCTAAGCCCAGATGAGTTGAGGGCCTCAGTGGACGGTCAAACGTTTGATGCGACCGCAATAGGCCAGAAAATCAGGTCTAGAGAGGATCAGATTAAGGCTACGATTGCCCCGGCATTAGGGGTTGACCGGGAGATGGCCGAGTGGATAGTTGATAACCCGGCCGAGTACAAAAAAATGCTCGAGAACATGCGCAAATAATAACAATAACGCGCCCGCCCAACTAGCCAATAAGCCCTAGGACAATTTCGTTCTAGGGCTTATTTTTTGTCCTTGGTTTAGCCACGCTTTAGACAATATTTGACCGAAGCTCCACCCATCAGCCCTTTGATACGTCAAGTCCTAGCCCAAATACGGAATCGGCTCTCCGGCCGTCCATGATCGATTTATTAATCCATTGGGCCATCCCCCGGGCCATCCAATCATCGTCCACCCACGGCCACATCAACCCCCCCATGATCGATTTATCGCCCCATCGCCCCGACCATCCATGGCCCCACCGGCTATCCACGGCCACGACACCCGTATTGTCCTCCCTAACCAAATACGGGACCGGTTCCCAAACCAGTCTTGGCCTGAGTCTTCACCTCCCTAAAGAAAGGAGGGATTAGGGCCTAGCCTAAATACGGGATTGACAATTATTGTTGTTCTTGTGATTAATGTCGTTCATGATGTTAATGTTACCCCACACGTGTATATGAATGTTATGTCCAAAGTGACGATTTCTCTTCTAGAGGCCTTCTCTCCTAAGGCCCTTTGTCCCTGG